GCCATCTGAAACCAGACAGCTATTGCTTTGTCTCTAAATTCTTGGTCACCCCATAAATAATATAATAACCACCATTCTTTATCAAATTTACACACTCTTACTTCTGCCTTGTGTAATTCAGGTATGTCTGCAAGAACTCTCAGTCTTTGACTACCTGCTATTGGGTACCAGTTTGGCATACATAAAAACGGGGAGCGTATACCTTCTTTTCTTAATGCTTCCTGTAGTGGTTCATTTAAGGGAACACCTCGTATGTTCTCTTGTACTTTTGGTTGTTCTAGTAACCAACCTACTGTTCTCACATACCAAGTATGTGGTGGAAGTGGTACTAGTTCGGCAGTTTCTCTACTTACTCTATCGTATGCCATGTGTTCTCCTAAACTGGTGGAGGTGACTGGAATCGAACCAGCGACCTACTGCGTGCAAGGCAGTTGCTCTCCCTGCTGAGCTACACCCCCTATAAATCATATGTATCTTCCCCTGTTGTCATTGTTTCTTTTAGTTCTGCCCTTTCATCTGGGTCAAGAGCAGTATGTGGTCCAATCTTTAATGTTTCCCAGTTCATTTCAGAAACAAATGTTTCTGCTTTTCCATTTCTCATTTTATCACATTTGAACTTAATACAAGGCTCTGCATCGCCCCAATGCTGAACACTATAAGCAGCGTCAACAGCATCGAGAATACCTTTTGAGAATCTAGCCTCGCCTTTTTCATTTGTTTGGAAAGCAGAAAGAACTAGAACTTGGTTTTCCTGCGCTAAAGATTTTAGACCTTTTGATATTTCTATCTGTTCAGTCCAATCATATTGACCTGAACGACCAGGGGCGTTATGGCGTCTAACTTGGTTTAGATAGTCTACTATTACTATACCTAAATCGGGTAGCTGTGCTTGTTTCTGCCTTACTGTGCTAATAATTTTAGCAAGTGTAAGTGCAGGGTCATAAAACACATCAATCTGAGGTTTATCTGCCAACTTATTTCTTGTAAGTTGATAATGGAACTTATCAAAGTCACGATGACCTTTAAATTCAGTTAGACATTCTGTACCACCTTCAAAACGGTCTGCCCACCACTCGGCAACTTTATCCCACTCCAAAGGAGAAAGATTCTTAGTTTTTATACGATTAGTAGGCACTCCCGTAGCAACGGCACATACCCTTTGTAGTATCTGTCTACTGTCCATCTCTATAGTAAAATATAGAACAGACTTGTCTTTCATGTGTGCTGCTTGTGCGATATTACAGCAAGTAAAAGACTTACCTCCACCACGCTGTCCGCCAATAACGACCAGGTCTTTGGGAGAGAATGTGTAGTCTAAATCGTACTCTTGATTTAGACCTAGTGGCAAAAACTTTTGCAAGTCTTCTTCACTATCAAATAACTCAATCGTTTCCATACTCTCATTGTCATCAGAGGTCTCGACTTGGTCTTCAACCTGAACTACAATCTCTTGTAATAAGTCGATGTTCTCACGAGCATCGCCTATCGCAATCTGATGTTCTACAAAGTTCTCGACACGAGATAGGATTTCATTTTGAGTAAATTGATTCTTTAAATAGTCCAACAGTATATCTGCTGGAACATCTGTCTCGACTGTTTCAATAGCAAATACTTTCTCTTGAAGTTCTCTAGAACGAATCTCTAGTTTTAAATCCTCAAAAGTTGGTAATGCATGATACTTGTGAACATGTTTGTCCACTATCTTCCACAGCTTACGGTACTCACCTTCAGGGAAATAGTGTTCCTTGAGACTATTCCATGTCCCAAAGTCTGTATTCGCAAGTATTTGCTTAAGTAATGCCGATTCTAAAGTCAAGTTGTCTCTCCCAAAACAAAAAAGCGAGTAGACCTAAAGAAGCCCACTCGCTGAAGTAAATAAGTAATTAACCTATTTCTTTTCTAGCTGCACCGTTGTAGTCCGCACATTGTAAGCCTCTTCTAGTTAGCATTGTTTTAACGCCTCTAACTGTTTTGCCGATTTGCTCAGCAATTTCTTCAACAGTCATGTCGTCAATTTCAACATCTGCTAATGGGTCAGCTTTGCTTGAACCTTTAGTATGCTCTTGTTTTGGAATAGCATTGATTTCACCAGCTCTAAGTAGTGATAATGCTTTTCCTCTAATTGAGTTAACACTTCTGCCTAATGCTTCTGCGATGTCCTCAATGAAAGCTCCATCATTTACTAATGAAATAAATTGGCTTTCCTCATCTTCGCTGTAAGTTTTTACAGTTTCAACTTTAGGAGCAGGTTTAACATGCTCTGTAAGTTGCATAGATAAGATTTTACCTTGAATTGATTTTGCACTAAATGCTCCACCTTCAAAGTTTTCAGCAATCTCTGCGTATGTGTAAACACCTGAGTTATCAGTTACAAAGTTGCTTAAAGTTGCTTCTTGCTCATCTGAGAATGATTTTGAAGCATTTGCTGATGCTAATTCTACATCATAACCCATTTTTCTTAGCTTTGAACTAACACTTCTTACTGAAGTTTCTAGTTCATCGGCAGCGTCAGCTACCATAGCTTGAGAAACTGGGCTTTCGTTCCCAACAAAATCTACTAATTGTTGAGTTCTTTCATCTGTCCATTTTGGTAATGCCATGATTTTAAATTTCTCCTAAAAATTTGTTTAAATTATTTATAATTTTAACACCTCGGTCTCGAGCTGTTTGTGTTTTTGCTGATTCAATTCCTGACTCATTTATTAGATAAGTACAGTCTTTGGTCAGCGATGATTTAACTACAAATCCATATTGATTAAGTACTTTTTCTGCGTGTGCTTTGGTGGAATAACTCTTTAGTTTACCACTAATACAAACAACTCCATTGACCTCTTTCTTCTTACTAATCTTATTTTCCCATTTGAAAGGTAATGTTGTCTTGTAATTACTAGGGTAGTATTCAGTTTCTAACCATTTAAGTAAGTTAGCTGTTGCCTTCGGACCGATACCTGCTTCAGTACAACTTTTCTCGCTTATATCTTCAATGTGAGATATCGTATTGCATAATTTTTGAGAAGCCGACCGACCAATAAGGGGTATGCTGAAAGCTGGTATTATATCCACCAACTTAGAACTCTTTGATTTTTGTATTTCATCATAGAGTTTCACAGCTAATCTCTCACTACCTAGTTTTTCCTGTATATCACTTACAGACAGTTCATAAATTTCACAATAATCTTGAACTTGTAATTTATTTATAGTTGCGGGGCCAAAGCCCTTTATTTTTAAAGTTGAAACAAAAGATTCTACTTTCTTATCCCACTGTGCAGGGCAATTCGGATTCCTGCAAAACAACTGGTCGTTTACTAACTCCAACTTGCTCTCACAAGCGGGGCAAACAACTGGTGGGATAATCTCTCTCAAATCTGTTTCTCTCTCTAAATATATAATATATTATAGACGATTTTTGAACTTGTGTCAAGAACTATTTTTGGAATTGGTACCAAAAGTTGAGATTAAAATTTAGTCCTCCTCGTAGATGTGAGTATCTTCTTCATAAGACCAACGATTCATTAAATGGAACCATAGTGCTTTTATTTTATCAATTAAAGAATTTATCCAGTTCATACTTGTATATATCTCCTATTATTCTATCTGCCATTAACTTATGCCCCTCCTCGAGTGGGTGGTCTCTTGGACCGAATGGCACCTTCTTTCTTTTACACATATCGTAAAAAGGTTCCTCTCCTAAACAAGGAAGCTCTTTTAGATAGTCCTCTTTTTTCATGTGTGGAACTTCCCACACTACATTGGCACCTTCTAATCTAGTTTCATCAAGATAGCTTAACATATTTTGTAGTTGTCCACTTGACATTGTATAGAATAGATAAGGTATTCCTTTCGCCTCTAAAAAATATTTTGTAGACATCATATAATGTAATGTATATATTACATTGTACTTAGGGTTTCTAACTTCTTTTGCATATCCATTTAGCCCTTGCCATTGTTTTAATGATAAGTCTGGGTGAAAATGAACTTCACTATCCTCGGTTAGTTTTAAAGTTGCTCTATTAAATCTATGTGAAATCCAGACAGCACTTCTCCAAATATTAGTAGATAAGTTAAGAAACTCAAATCGATTTGGACCAGACCATAAAATTATTACTAATGGTGCTGGAGTTCTTGTCATGTCGTCCATAGTAGTTCTCCATATCCTATCGTTACTACCACCGACTTTAGAATTTCTCCAAGTGTCTTGTTTAAAATGGCTACCAACTAAATAAGGAAAATGATTTTTTGCTTCTTTAACTTCCATACCTTGAACAAAGCTACACCCATTCCAATATATCATAATACTTTTACCTTGTATTTTTTCATAAAATCTTCTGCATGTTCCCAGCTATTTACTATAGGTTGCCCTTTTATATTTAAACTTGTATTCAATAACATAGGACAGTCAGTAACATCATACCAACACTCTAATATCTTTCTTAGATTACTGCCATCATCTTTTACAATTTGTACTCTACTTGTGCCATCAACATGAACTACACTCTTATAATCATGTTTAGCATCACATACAAACTGCATAAACTCATTCGCATATCCTTCAAAGTATGTATTGTAATGCTCTTCTAGTATTGCTGGAGCGAAGGGTCTAAACTTTTGTCTTCGCTTTATTTTATTTACTTTATCTTTTATATTGTATCTAGGGTCAGCTAGTAAAGAACGATTACCTAAAGCTCTCGGACCAAACTCTGCTCTTCCATTTGCTACTCCTACAACTTTGCTATCTAATAATTCTTTTACTACGAATCTATGAATTAAACTATCAATTCTAAAATTCATCTTGGACGATGGAGCTTCGCTTAATAAGTCCTTGAGCTCTTTATTAAAATCTAATCTATCACTTGGACGATGGATTGGAAATTTATATCTAAACCCATCTATTACAAAAATTCTATTTACGCTTTGGCAATCTTTCGTTCCATAGTCTATTAAGTTAACTTGGAACGTTTCATCTTTATATTTAATCTCCATTTTATTCCTCCTCTAATTTCTTATTAAATTCATCTTTTAATGTATTTTTCATTTCCTGGTTTTTCTCTTCGCTTTCCATTCCTATAACTACAATGTGAGAATCCCACCATTTTTCATT